TAACTCTTGCTGAAAGAGAATCAATTATTGGTCAATCAAGAAATGGTTTGGATTCTAGTAATGATGAATTTGCTTTGAATCTTCTAATACAGAAAGCACTTGATAAGGATGGTAAAAGATTATTTCAAGATGGTCATAAAGCTTCTTTAAGAAGAGAAGTAAATGCATCTACCTTACAAGATATTCAACTTGCAATGTTAAATTCTGGTAGTGAATATAAATTGGAGGAAGCGAAAGCAGATTTAAAAAGTTAAAAATGATTGGTTCTTTTTATTTTTTTTGGCTACAGAATTAAAAATGACTATCAAAGAGTTAACAGCTAAATTAACACAAGAAGAGTTAGTCAATTGGATAGCTTATTATGAGTTAAAACGAGATTACGAAGAAAAAGCAATACAAAATGCAAAGGATAAATCACGAGCAAGAAAATAATAAAAGCGGTACACTAAAATAAAGTTTTGTATTTGCTTTGGCTAATTACGGTGTAAATATAAATTTTAAGGTAATTGGTCAATCCAAGTTAGATAGGGCATTAAAAAAAACAGAGCAGTTAGATAAAAAAGTTAATCTTCTAAATAAAAAAGGAATAAATATAAGTTCAAGTAGTATAAAGATTATTGAAAAAGAATTAGCTATTAAAAATCAAATTTTAAAAGCTGATCAAAGCATTTTAAAAGTAAGACAACAACAGATAAAAGCAAATAAAGCAAATGCTGCTACACAACCTATTCCAAGAACAGGTGGAGGCGGTGGTGGAAGAGGTGCAATCGGTGGTGCTGGTCTTAACAGTGCAATAATTAGTGGTGTATTTCCTTTGTTATTTGGACAAGGTCCATTTGCTGCTCTTGGTGGTGCTACTGGTGGATTTCTAGGGGGAAGATTTGGTGGTCAGATGGGTGGTTTTGCTGGAGGTTTAGCTGGAACTGCAATCGCTACAGGGATTCAAAGTGCAGTTACTGCTGTTGGTGAATTAGGTCAGGCTATGAATACATTGAATCCTGACATAACAAAATTAACTGAAAAGATGGGGATATTAGGAACGACAGAACAAAAACGTTTACAGATTATTGAACAAACTGAAGGTAAACAGGCTGCTTTAAATGAAGCTTTAGAAATGATGGGAGATAAAATAGGTGATCAAAATGTACAAGAATTAAAACAATTTGGTGAAACTTTTCAAGAGTTAACAAATAGCACTGTTTTATTTTTTACAAAAGTACAAGTAGCTGTCGCAAAATTATTAAATCGAACTATAGGTGATAGAGAGGATAGATCTGTTCAACAAAGAACAAGTCAGTTTTTACAACGAAATCCTAATGCACCTGTTTTTGCAGATATAAATAAACAAATTGCTGATCTTGAAACTCAAAAAAGTGGTGCAGGTAGAGGAGGTGTTAAAGATATTCAAGATCAAATAAATGCTTTACAAAGACAAAAAAGAGAGATTGCTGAAAGTGCTGTTTTAGAAAAAGATAAGGATAAAATACGAGCAAATACAAATAAATTAATTACTGCTGGATTAGCAGGGTTAAAAAAAGAAAATGAATTAAATAAAGCAATTATTGCTGGTAAGGAAGAAGAATTTTTATTAAATCAAGCTGTTGAAGATAAAGTTAAAAGTATGGGTTTATTAATGAAAGATTTAAATGCAACACAACTTGAAAGAATAAAAAATGATATTACTATTAATCAAGGTTTGAAAGATCAGGCAGATGCTGCACAAGATTTAGCAAAAAAATTTGAAAAAATTGGAGAAAGTGTCGAAAAAAGTATTGTTGGTAATCTTACTGATGCAGTTATGGGAACTCAAAGTCTTGGACAAGCAGCAGTTAATGTATTAAATAATTTAAAAAGAAAAATTATTGAAGTACAAATTGAAAGGGCTGTTGATGGTATAGGAGATAAAGTTGGAGGATTTTTAGGTAGTTTATTTAAAAAAAGAGAAAGAGGTGGTCCAGTAGCTGCTGGTGGTGCTTACCTTGTTGGAGAAAAAGGTCCAGAGATTTTGCAAATGGGTTCAAGAGGTGGCAATATTATTCCAAATAACGAAATTGGTGGCGGTACAACAAACAATATGATTACAGTTAATGTTGACGCATCGGGATCTTCTGTGCAAGGAAACGGATCTGAAGCAGATCAACTTGGAGGTCTTATTGCCAGCGTTGTTCAGGCAACTATAATAGATGAACAAAGGGCAGGAGGATTGCTAAATAGATAAATGGCTACTTTCCCTTCAATCACCCCTACTTATGGGATGAGAAAAAACAGCAGTCCTAAGATTAGGGTTTCTTCTCTTGGCGATGGATATGAGTTTAGAGCTTTGTATGGTCTTCCGCTAACTCAAGACCCAAAAGTATATGACCTTACTTTTAATGTGTCTGAGACCGAAGCAGATGTCATAGAGGGGTTTTTAAGAAGTAGAGTAAACGATCAGGCAAGCTTTACATTTACACCACCTGCCGAAGGTTTTACAAAAACAGGGACATACTCACAAAGCGCAACCACTGTGACAATTTCTATCACATCACATGGCGTTGGAATTGGTGATATTTTAACTATTGATTATACATCTGGTTCTGCAACTGATGGTACTTTTGCTGTTGCATCTGTGACATCTGATGATGCCTTTACTGTAACTGCTGCCTCATCTGCTACAAATAGCGGTAATGTTTCAATTACTCTTTCTGGTGCAGGGCAGTTTGTTTGTGATTCTTGGACGAAAACAATACCATATAACAATAGAGCAATAATTAATACTACTTTTAGAGAGGTTTTTGAACCGTAAATGGCAAATCCTGTAACTGAATTACAACAACTTACAAATAAATCAATCATTGAGTTATTTTCTGTTGAATTAGTACCTGATTTGCATTTTGAAAAAACTGCTCAAACTGGTACTTACACACAAAGCGGAACTACAATCACAATTAGTGCAACTGGGCATGGTATGCCAGTTGGAACGATTATTGTTTTAGATTTTACATCTGGTAATGCTGAAGATGGAGTATATACAATACAAACTGAATCTACAAATCAATTTACTGTTACTGCCACTGTTTCACAATCAACCAGTGGTGCTGTTTCATTTAATTCAAATGTAACTCCTTCAGTGCCTACAGTTTATCTTTTTCATAATGGCAATAACATGAAAGATAGCACCGATATAATTTGGCAGTCAAATACATACACAAAAATCCCAGTAAAAGCAGAGGGCTATAAATATACAGGCAAAGGAAAGCTTCCAAGACCTACAATCACATTTTCTAACTTGTTAGGAACTATTACTGCAATATTACAACTTACAAATCAAACTACTCCTTTTTGTGATCTTACAAGCGCAAAAGTTACTAGGAGGCGTACTATGGCAAGATTTCTTGATGAGGCAAATTTTCCATCAAATGTTAATCCATATAAAGTCGGCTCAGTAGATCCAACGGCTGAACTGCCAAGGGAAGTTTATTTTATTGAGAAAAAAAATATTGAAAATAGAGATATTGTTGTTTTTGAGTTAGTAGGATCTTTTGATTTGTTTGGTGTTAACGCACCTAAAAAACTTGTTACTAGAGCTGATTTTCCAGGGGTAGGTACTTTTGTAAATGCTTAAAATGTCTTGGAAAGAATCTTTTATAAAATATGCAGCAAAACAAGCACCTGAAGAGGCTTGTGGATTGTTAGCCATCATAAAAGGTAAAGAAACTTTTTGGCCTTGTAAAAATTTGGCAGAAGGTAAATTTGAATTTTTTGTTCTTGATCCAGATGATTGGGCAGAATGTGAAGATACAGGAGAAATCATAGGTGTAATTCATAGTCATCCTGTAGGGGCTGCAACACCCTCAGACACCGATCGAGCAGCTTGTGAACATCTTGGCTTTCCATATTATATTTATAGTCTTGAGCATAATCATTGGGAGTTTTTAAAGCCTTCTGGTTGGAAAGCACCTTCATTGATTGGGCGAAGATTTATTTGGGGTAAATATGATTGCTGGAGTATAATTTCTGATTGGTTTTATGAAACAAAGAAAATAAAATTGAAAGAATGGAAAAGACCAAAACGAATAAAAGATTTTATAGAAAACCCTTTATTTGAAAAAGGACTGCCGATTACAGGATTTAAAAAACAAGAATGTAATAAAAATATAGAAGTTGGCGATGTTTTACTTTTTCAATCAGTCACAGGTAATTTAGATCATGTAGCTGTTTATATTGGTGATAACATGATATTAAATCATAATATAAAAACTTTGAGCTGTAGAGAACCTTTTGATTTAAGATACCAACAAGCACTGAGAGGGGTTTATAGATATGCAGCTTAAAAAAATAAAAGTTTATGGAAAATTAAGACAGTTTTTAGGCAAATCATATTTTGAAGCTGCTGTAAAATCACCGCAACAAGCCATAAGCTTTTTAATGGCTAATTTTGAGGGGTTACAAAAACACATGAATGATCAAATTTATAAAATAAAAATGGGTAACACTGTAATATCAGAAGATTTATTTACAATGTCTGGTCAGGGTGATATTAAAATTATTCCAGTTGCAACAGGATCAGGGCCTGTAATTCCAATTATTGGTGGTTTGATTGGAACAGGATTTGCTGCAGAAATTGGTACTTTTGTTGCTGCAAATACTTTTTTAAGTGCAAAATTTGTGAGCGGTGTTATAGCTACAGTTGGTACCAATATGCTTATTGGCGGTGTGACAGATCTTATAGCTCCAGTTTTTTCACCACCAAATAATTCTGAGGTAAGTGAAATTGATCCGAAAATAAGAGGTTCTTATACTTTTTCTGGTATTCAAAATGTAAATACAAGCGGAGTTCCAGTTCCAATTTTATATGGTCTTGTTTTTAGCGGATCAATTTTAATCAGTTCTGGTACTGACACTGCCCAAGTTAGACAGAGCATAAGCTAATGGTTAGATTAGTAGGCGATCAACTATTTGGAGATTCACCTGATGGGAGAGTTGTTGATCCTGATTTAATAGATGGTGGTCTTAGGTCAAAACAGTTTGCAACAGTAGTTGATTTGTTGGGTTATGGAGAAATAGATGGGGTATTTGATGAAGGTGGAGTAGGTTCAAGCACTTTTAGAAAAAATGTTTTTTTAGATAGAACACCATTACAAAACCCATTAGGTCAGGAAAATTTCACAGATGTAGAAGTATTTGTAAAAAATGGTGCTAGTAATCAAACAGCACTTCAAGAAATTAATGCAATAGAAAATACTATTCCTGTTGGGGTTGCTTTAACAAATTCACCTTTTGCAACAACAAAAACAGGAACTTATACACTTGCAGGCAGCGATGGTCAAACAGTAAGTGGTGTTGCATTAACAGCAAATCAAATGCTAGTTGAAATTGCAAATCATGGATATTTTATTGGTGAGGTTGTTCATTGGACAAATACAAGTCCACTTGGCACTGTTCAAACTGATAATCCTCAAACTCAGAATATTGTTTCAGTTCCTGATAGCGGAAAATTTGTAATAAACACAACCTTTGAAAATACATCCTTTGCTGGTGACTGCACTGTAAAAACAAGTCAAGGATTATCAAGGACTATATCAAATACAGATGTTGATAAAGTTAGAGTTACAATCCAATTCCCATCGCTTCAAGAGTTTAAAGAAGATGGTGATGTTATAGGTGCAGAAGTAAAAATATCTATAAGAATAATTGAAAATAATGGAACAAATATAAATCCTGTAGTTTTAGATATTACTAATGGAAAAGCTACAAGTCCTTATGCAAAAGATTATGAAATTGTTTTTGAGAGGGCTATGAATTTTCCTTTAACTCTTAGTGTTTTTAGGAATACAGATGATGACTCAGGTAGTAGATTGCAAAATTCTACGACTTGGCTTTCTTATACAGAAATAAATACAGATACAAGTGCATATCAAGGTTTTGCTTATGTGGCATTAAGATTTAATGCTCAAGAATTTCAAAGCTATCCTAGACGGATGTACCGAATTAAAGGAACTAAGATCAAGGTTCCTCATGGAACAACAATAGACAGTACAAATGGAAGGGTTATTTATCCAGATGGTTATACATTTAATGGAACATTCAAAACAGACAAAGAATGGTGTGCTGACCCTGCTTGGATTTTGTATGACATTTTGACAACAGATAAAGGTTTTGGTGGTACTGACGGAATAGTACAAGAAGAGAATCTAGATGTTTTTAGTTTTTATTCGGCAAGTGCTTATGCAAGTACTTTAATTACTGACCCAATAACAAACACAACAGAACCGAGATTTAGTTGCAATGTGATTTTAAATCAGAGAAATGATGCCTATAACTTGATAAATGATCTTTGTTCTGTAATGAACGCTATGCCTTTCTATAGCAATGGGACTTTACAAATATCACAAGATAGACCTACCAACACTTCTACAAATACATCTGATGCTCAATACGTTTTTAATAATTCAAATGTTACTGAAGAAGGTTTTGTATATCAAAGTCAGGCAGCAAGGCTCAAATACACAGAAGTAGAGGTTCAATATTTCGACAATGAAACACAATCAATGGAATTTGAGTTGATAACGGCTGACCAGATTACAGCCTTGGGTTCAGGTTCAACAGGAATAGATGCAATTAATAAATTTGGTCGAACAAGAAAAACGATAAGAGCTTTTGCTTGTACTTCGATTGGTCAAGCTAATCGTCTTGGTAGATGGTTTTTATATTCAAATTTATTAGAAAATGAGGTGGTTACTTTTACGACTACACTTGAAGCTGGTGTTATTGTCAGGCCAGCAACAATCATTGCAATTGCAGATTCAGTTCGATCTGGGGTCAGGAAAGGTGGCCGAATAAATACAGGTGTGTCAACAACTCAAATTATTGTTGATGCAAGATCTATTGATGGAAATGATTTATCGCATGAGTCAGGATCTACTTTAAGTGTTGTCTTACCTGATGGATCTACTGAAAGCAAAACAATATCATCTATTGATGGTACAACAATCACTGTATCATCAGCATTTTCATCAACTCCACAAGCTAACAGTGTTTATGCAATTGAAAGCCCATCAACTAAGCTGCAAATTTTTAAAGTCATATCAATAGAAGAGAAAGATAATTCTGAATATACAATTTCTGCAATTATCCATGACACAGATAAATATGCTCAAGTGGAAGATACAACTGTTGCATTTAATCCAAAAACAATATCAACATTAATTGGAGAAAAAAATGCTCCATCAAACTTAGCTGCAACAGAACAAATTGTTCTTGTAAATGATAGAGCTGTGTCAAAAATATTTGTTACATGGCAACCGGTTCAAGGAGTTAAGGAATATTTACTTGAATTTCAATATGAAAATAACAATCCAGAAAGAATAAGACTTGCTAGACCTGATTTTGAACTCTTTGAATCACGTTTGGGATCTTATACATTCAAAGTAAAATCTTTTAATTCTTTAGGTGTTCTAAGTTCAAATACTTCAACTGTTAATTTTCAAGCTGTTGGTAAAACTGCTCTTCCAGCAGACCCATCAGGATTAACAATGGAGCCAATATCAGATCGTTTTGTCAGACTAAGGTTTGATGCCTCTACGGATCTTGATGTTTTACATGGGGGAACAATTGCCGTCAGACATAGTTCTAATACAAGTCGAACTGAAACTTTTCAAAACTCTATAGATATTATACCAAGACTGTCAGGCACAGCTACTGAAGCTATAGTCCCTGCATTAACTGGAACTTATTTCATAAAATTTATTGATGATGGTGGTAGAAAATCAAGTAATGCAGCAAAAATTATTGTTACAGCACCCGATCCACAACCTCATCAAATAATACTTACTGAAAGAGAAGATACTGATGGCCCACCATTTCAAGGGGAAAAAGTAAACACTTTTTATGATGCAACTTTTGATGGTTTGCTTTTAAGTGGAACATTATTAATTGACGATATAACACAAAATATTGATGATTTATCTAATATTGATTTTGCTAGTCCTATAGCTTCAAGCGGTAGTTATGAATTTAATGATGTTTTGGATCTTGAATCAAAATTTAATTTATCACTTTTAAGAAAATTTACAACATTTGGTATTTTGCCAAATGATTTACTTGATTCTAGAACTGCAAATATTGATACTTGGACTGAATTTGACGGTACTCTTGCCGAAGATGTAAACGCATCACTGCTTGTTGCAACTACTGATATTTCACCTACAACTTCAGTTTCAGCAACTTACGAACAAAGTGCTTTTACAATTACTGTAACCAAAGCAAGCCATGGATATTTAGTTGGTGATTTTGTTGTGATAACTTTCACTGGTGGTGCAACAAGTGGAAATTATGAAATACAATCAACACCAGATGGAAATACTTTCACAGTAACTTCTACTACAAGTACAACAATATCTAGTGGAACAGCTTGTACATATGGAGCTAATTTCACTCAATTTAATACTTTTACAAATGGCGAATATACAGCCAGAGGATTTAAATTTAAAACTATACTCACATCAAACGATCCAGCACAAAATATTAATGTCACAGAACTTGGATATACTGCAACTGTAAGACGAAGAGTGGAAACAGTTAATACATCTATAGCATCTGGTACTTCAGCAAAAACAGTAACTTTTACACATCCGTTTTTTATAGGTACTGCATCTTTAGGAGGAAGTAGTGCATTTTTACCAACAATAGGAATTACTCTTGAAGGTGCTGTTTCTGGAGATTATTTTAAAATTACTTCAATAACTGGAACTCAATTTGTTATAGAGGTAAGAGATTCAAGTAATAATTTTAAAGATCTTAATTTTAAATATTCTGCTATTGGATATGGTAAAGGAGGATAAATATGTTTAAATTATGGTTATAAGTTATCCTATAGTTATACTAAAAAGATTAAGTAATGGCAACACATGATTATGTCCTAGCCAATGCGTCTGGGGCTGCATTTAGAACAGATTTAAATAATGCCCTTGCTGCGATTGTAAGTAATAACTCAAGTGCAACAGAACCTGCTACAAAATACGCATATCAATGGTGGGCTGATACTAATACTGGAATATTAAAGATTAGAAATAGTTCAAATGATGGATGGATTTCTTTATTGTTTCTCTCTGGTGTTTATCTTCTCGGTGATGGTACTGTAAGTAATCCGTCATTAGCTTTTATAAATAATAATTCAACAGGTATGTTCAGAGATAACTCTACTGAAACATTGGCCTTTGCCACAGCAGGTGTTTCGAGGTTACAGCTTGGAACCGCAACAATATTTAATGAAGGTGGTGCAGATGTAGATTTTAAAATTGAAGGTGATACAGTTGCAAATTTATTTTATTTAGATGCCAGTGCTGATCGGATTGGAATTGGTACTGCAACACCTAGTACAAAATTAGATATAAATCTTGGCGCAGATGATTCAGTGATTGCAACAAGTACTGATGCAGGTTCTTTTTATCAATCTACAGATAACACAGGCTCAACATTATTTGGCAACCAAGGTGCATCGGGATTAATAAGTGTTGACCCAACAAATGCAGTAGCAGACAGCATTTTGCAAATAATAATGGATGGAAGTGAAAAGGCTAGAATGATTGCTGCAGGAAATTTAAGTCTTGGAACAACTAGCGTTTTAAGTAATGCCTTGCTAACTGTGCAAGGCGGAACCACTGCTGCAATTTGTACAAACGCAACAGATGCTGCTGATAGAAATGCAATTGTTTTTAGAAACACAAATGGAGATGTTGGATCTATTAATACAAACGGTTCTGCTACTGCTTACAACACATCTTCAGATTATCGTATCAAAGAAAATGAAGTAGCAATAACTGATGGTATTACAAGATTAAAAACATTAAAACCTTATAGATTTAATTTCAAAGCTGATCCAACAAAAACAGTTGATGGTTTCTTTGCGCATGAAGTAACAGCAGTCCCAGAAGCAATAACAGGTACAAAAGATGCAGTTGATTCTGATAATGAGCCTATATTACAAGGAATAGATCAAAGTAAACTTGTTCCATTGTTAACAGCAGCATTACAAGAAGCTATTGCTAAAATAGAAATATTAGAAGCTAAAGTAGCTGTACTTGAAGGTAGCTGATGGCAATTCAACCAGCAACGTATAATTTTACATTACAGAGGAGATCAGATCATGCGATCCCTTTGTTATTTAAAGATAGCAGTAATAATGCGATAAATTTAACAGGATTTACTGTAGCAGCACAGGTTTGGGAAGAAACACGCACCACGAAATATGCTGATTTTAGTGTTGCCTATACAGATAGAGCAGCAGGTTCAGTAAGTATTTCATTAACAGATACGCAAACTGCAACTTTTACTCCAAATGTTTTAAAATATGATGTTCTTCTTACAAACGCATCAGGTGACAAAGAATATTATTTAGAGGGTACTATATTTGTTTCTGAGGGTTACACAGCATGAATACAGTTCAAATTACAGAAGAAAAAAATACTGTTACAGTTAATGAGACTACTAATACTGTTACAGTTACAGAGGGTAATGCGACAGTAATCACAGTATCAACTCAAGGCCCACAAGGTCCTGCTGGTACTGCCATAAACCTAGATAATGCAGTTGATGATTCAATACTGTATTTTCACGCAGCAAGTGGTACATTAAAAGCAGATGATACTACCACCAAACTTACACTCGTCAATGGGGGCAATTTCTAAATCATGTCTAACACTATAAGAATTAAAAAAAGAGCAGCAAGTGGAAGTGCTGGTGCGCCATCAAGTTTATCTCCTTCAGAATTAGCTTTTAATGAAAATGATTTAACATTATATTATGGTTTTGGTGATAATGGATCTACCCCACCTTCTGCAAGTTCAATAATTACGATAGGCGGCTCTGGAGCGTTTTTTGATAAAGCAACAACAAGAAATGCAAATATTGTGTTGGCTGGTCCTACAACTGGAAGTGCTGCAGCTCCTACCTTTAGAGCATTAGTAGCTGCTGATTTATTAAAGCTAAATGAATTTACTGCTCCAGATGGTGCTGTAAGTCTTAACAGTCAAAAAATTACAAACCTAGCGACACCAACTGCTGATGCTGATGCAGCCTCAAAATCTTATGTTGATGGAGTTGCACAGGGATTAGATGTTAAAGATAGTTGCGTCGCAGCAACTACAGCAAATATAACAATCTCAACAGCTCTAAATAATGGTGATACTTTAGATGGTGTAACTCTTTCAACAAATGACAGAGTTTTGGTTAAAGACCAGTCTACTGCATCAGAAAATGGTATCTACATAGTTGGGTCTTCACCAGCAAGGTCTGATGATTTAGCTGCTGGAGTAGATGCTGCTGGTATGTTCACTTTTGTTGAACAGGGTTCTACTAATGCTGATATAGGGTTTGTTTGTACGAGTAATAAAGGAAGTGCAGTTGTTGGGACAAATAACTTAGCATTTAGCACATTTTCATCTAGTGGGAACGTTACGCCAGGAGATGGCCTTGATAAATCAGGAAACGAATTAAGCGTTGATTTAAAAGCAAATGGTGGAATTGTAATTGAATCGACAGAAATGGCTGTTGATCTTGGTGCTAGTTCTATCACAGGAACTTTAGCTGTCAGTGACGGTGGTACGGGTGCTACAAGTGCAAGTGCAGCAAGAACTGCTTTAGGACTAGCTATTGGTACTAATGTTCAAGCTTATGATGCTGATTTAGATAATTTATCTGGTTGTCAATCAGGAGCTTCTGCTGCTTTGGCTTTGCTTACTTCAACTGAAGTGGCTATTCTCGATGGAGCAACAGTTACAACTGCTGAATTAAATATTATTGATGGTGGAACTTCAGCAACATCTACAACATTAGCGACAGCAGATCGTATGGTAATAAATGATGCAGGGACTATGGTCCAAGTTGCATTGAGTGATTTGGTAACATTTCTTGAAGATGGTGCTACATCAGGTTTTGATGTGGACGGGGGAACTTTCTAAACCATAGGAGGTAAAAACTAATGGCTAATGTAATTAAGCTAAAAAGAGGTACAAGTACACCAACAACCAGCGATATTGTTGATGGTGAAGTTGCTGTTGATACTTCGGCAAAGAAATTATATGTAAGAGATAGCAGCACTATTAAAGAAATAGGTGGAGGTCTTCAAAATGTTTCTGAAGATAGCTCACCTCAATTAGGTGGATCCCTTGATGTTAACGGTCAAGATATTGTTACTACCTCAAATGCAGATATTGAACTCGCTCCAAATGGTACAGGTAAAACAGTTTTAAAAGGTAATACAAACTCTGGAACACTTGTTTTTAATTGTGAAAACAATTCACATGGACAGACAGTAAAAGCACAACCTCACAGTGCTTCTGTTACTAATGTATTAACTTTACCTGCAGGGGGAGATCAAGAGATTGTAGGAGCAGCAGCAACACAAACTTTAACCAACAAAACAATAGATGTAGATAATAATACTATTTCTAATATTGAGGTTGATAATTTAAAAAGCGGTGTTTTAGATACTGATCTATCATCTGTTTCAAGTAGCGATGATACGTTGGCTTCCGCAAAAGCTATTAAGGCTTATGTAGATGCAAATTCTGGTGGTGGTGGTGGTGGTAGCGGAGACATTACAGCAGTTACGGCTGGCACAGGATTATCAGGAGGTGGGACTTCAGGTGATGTTACTTTAAATATGGCTAATACTGCTGTTACGGCTGGAAGCTATACAAGTGCAGATATAACAGTTGATGCACAGGGAAGAATTACAGCAGCTTCTAATGGTTCAGGTGGAGGTGGTGGTAGTGGTGATTATGTTCATATATCAAATACAACTATATCGTCTTCAGTAGCAACTATAGAAATTACATTACCTACAGGCTATGATAAATTTGAGTTTATGTTTAACTTTTATTCAGCAGGGCGAGCGCATCTATACTTTTCATTTAGTGAAGACGATGGTTCAAGTTATATAGTTAATGACTATAAGGTTTATAGTCAAAACAATAGTTACGGATATAGTATGACGTCCACAAGTACAAACTACAATGGCCCAGTAATGGTAGATAGATCTAAATACATTGTAGGTTCTTTAAAAATATTTAGGGCATCAGAAACGAGTGATACTCAATTTATTTCATTCTGTAGTGGTTTTGATGGAGGATCTTATTCTGGAACTATTCAAAGTGCTGGGGGAATGTCCACTGCACAGTCAGCCCGTATAAATAAAGTACAATTTAAGGCAAGTGGATCATATACTTTTGATTCAGGTAAAATATCACTTTACGGAATTAAGGATAGTTAACATGGTAAAAAAAATAATAGACGGTGTTGAGTATGAGTTATCGGATGAAGAGATAGCAGCACTGAAAACTGAAGAAGAGAGCATGAAACCTACGATGGCTCGTGAACAAAGAAATATTCTTCTCAGTGAGTCGGATGTATATGCACTTGCTGATAGAATTACGGATGAATGGAGAACATACAGACAAGCACTGAGAGATGTTCCACTACAAGCTGGTTTTCCAGATGACATAACTTGGCCTACAAAACCTGTCTAAATTAAATGGATATTGTAGAAGAATTTATTACTTATAAAGGTTGTATTTACAAGAAAGTATGTGATGTAAATTCATTGATAAAAATTTGTCCTAATTGTAAAAAACAATATTTTACAAAAGAACAAAGACAAATATATTGTTGTGGCACGTGCAAAACTCAAGCATTTAGAGCTAAACAAATAAAACAAGCAGGAATTGTTGATATTATATATTAGTTTTTGTTGGAATATTTTTATCAATAATTCCATACATGACACGCAATGGAGCAAGTCCTATAATTAAAAAAAGTACCATAAATGTTATTGGTACGCTTGCTTTAATCAGTGCATCACGAATCATGTTAAATAAAATTTCATCTATTTTGTCTATTTTATCATTTGTTATTTCTATAACAACTATTGGTGCTGGCTACGCTGGATACAAATGGATAACAAGTCCACAATTTGAAAAAATGATGATGGATAAGGTAATGGAACGGGTATCAGGAATGATACCAAAAGCATTAGATAAAGGATTACCAAAGATTACAGGTCCATCCATGCCAATTATCAAATGAAATGTTACTGGTGCGATACTGAATTAATTTGGGGTGGGGATATAGATATAGATGAATCCATGCCAACTTACCCTGAGTTTTCGGTAATGACTAATTTATCGTGTCCTAAGTGTTTTTCAGAGGTAGAGATATTAAAGAAAAGAGATGCCTTCGACTAATGATATTTAATTTTTTCAAGAAACTTATAAAATATTATGTTGATAAATTAGTTTATTGGTTGCGTATGCAAAAGTTTAATTTAAAACTTGATAATGACATAAAAAAATATCACGAAGAATTAAATAAAAAAGAAAATAAACCTAAAATCATAGAGAAAGGTACTTTTGGAGAAGATGGTTGGTCTATTTCTATTGGCAATGTAGATAAAGATGAGTGAAATAAAAGTACCAAAGATAAAAGTACCGAAAATAGATATACCAGAAACACCCCTTGTACCAGAACACGTTTTAACAGGTAATATTCCAGGTTGTAATTTATATCACAGAGATTTAGAGATAACCAAAAATCCTAGTATTTTATACAACGATAGAAACGCATACATAACTTGTCCAGAAGGAGAGATGCCTTCGTTTAATCCAATAGAATACGATCCAAGTAAACTTATAAAGACTGTAACTCCTACGCAGTCTCCCAAACAACCAGAATATAGACCTGTTATACCAAAGAAAAAAGAAGAGAAAGAAACAATAGAAATACCACCTTGTCCTGGTAAAAAAGATTTAAGAGTAGGAAGTTTTGTTAATGAAAAGCGTTTGGAGCGTATAAAAGGTTATAAAAGGGGAGAAGATGGAATTGAATGTATCACTCTTTATGAAGACGTACCCTTCAAAGATCAGTACATACCGAATCCTCCACAGCTTGTTAGCACTGCTGTTATTGCTACTGTCGCTGCCACTACTCCATTACTCCTTAATGTCGTAAAACCTTTGGTAAAAAATCTAATAAAGAAGCTGACAAAGAAGAAAGATAAAACTAATCAGTCTTAAGTTTATGATTATGTGGGATAACTTGATTTGGAACAGTTGTTAAAACCACGTTACGGCAACTGACAGCATCTTCTCCTATATACTTAACACCAAGTTTTAGTTGCTCGGCACATATTTTAAGACGGTTAAGATTGACCTCAAGCTTTTTAGCATCAAGCATAAACTCTTGATACTTTCTATAAGTTTGGGCAGCTTCTAAACATTCCTTATTGAAGTTTTTGCCTAAAGGTATTTGGAAACTAGCAGTGATTCCATAATTTAGGTTATATACTGTTTGATCTAATCGTTCCTGTTCTGCAACATATAAAATGTTCCCAGGATTAAGCAACTGGCCTGTATCACTGTCTTTTGCAGTGTCATAAATATTGGTTCGAGCGATTGTACTTCTTGGAAGGGAAAAATTTTCTCCTTTAGTAACAAAGGGAGTGATAGCCAAAGTAGGAAGTTGGCATTGTATTCCATTTGAAAATCTATGAGTAGGAAAGTTTCCATTTATAGTTTGATATCCATTGTTAATAACCGTTCCAGATGATGAAGCGGAAGGAGAACTTATTGTATTACTAGCATAAACAGGACTTGTGAACAGTAAGCCTATTGGGAAAAGATACTTAAGGATGTGCTTTGAGTCTCTATAGTTTGTGTGCGATTTATTACGGAAACTGCATCTAATCCAGGTGCAAGAAAATTTTCGACCAAACTGAAATCTGAACCTTCGTTTACTATTGTCCAGTGAGGTTTGCTTGTTAATTCTGGTGTCACCCATTGAAAATTAACTGCTCCATTGCCTGTATTCTGACTTGTTGTATATGTTGCATCAGGTGAGATATATGAGTCTGTTTTAATATTATGGCCTTGAACTGTATAACTGAAACCTGTTCTATAGTTTTCAGTAACAATCGTTTCTTGGATCGTAGATACGCTACGACTGGATGATTCCATTTGACCTGTAGTAAACCTTGGTGTAATACTTCCAGCATACGCACTAGGTACTGTAAGAAACAGGCATAGAAACCATTTCATTAATCAAGGCCAAGAGTGATGGTAGATTGAAGAGTTGCAGTTGTACCAGCACCCATATCAGATAAGTTTACTGTCAATGCTTGCCCACTATCCAGTGTGATAGCTACAGATCCTACATCACCACCTGATGTAACTGTATTTTTACCAAGGAGGGGTAGTGATGGAACTACCCCGTTTGTCACTGTGGCAGATAGCAGACTTGGGATAGCATCGGCTTCTATGTAAGTTTCACTTGCCGAAAACGCATCTCCTGTGTTTACAACATTAAAGCTAGTGTCGTAGTCAACAGTAGGAACACCATTGGTAATACCAGCATCAGCTAAATCAAGAGAACCTATTTGACCCGCTACTGTATTAGCTTTTGGTGTGACGTTTGTACCTGCAACGCTGATAGACGATCCAATACGCTCTGAAGTGGCACTTGCACCTAATGTTGATACACTGGCTACTGATTGAATACTATGCGTTATGTCTGCATAAGCTGGTGCTGACATAACAAATAAAAAGGGAAGTAGTTTTTTCATTTGATACCTACTTTGTTGTTTTTATTATCTACTATTTTAGGCGAATTGCCATTATTATTCTTTTTCTTGCCTACCTGTAGTCCGAAAGAAGCTAGACTTCCTGAAAAAATCGAAGCGATGAAAGTTGGATCGAAGTCAACAATCTTTTTACCACTAGGAGGTTCGTAATAAGAAAGAGTTAACATTGAAGCACTCCATACGAGAACAGCAATTTTAACAATCGTTTCGACACGATTACCTTCTTTTTCTTCTTGATCTTCCATAAAAGTAAAGAATCTTGTCTAATACTAGCATTTTAGCTATGTTTGGGAAGTAACACATAAAAACGATGGTAAAAATTCTAAAACCTATCCTTCTAATCTTTATTAAATCCAAAGCAATGAAGAGATTAATTGTGGATCTGTTAAAGGCTATAGCTAAACAGACAGACAACACGATAGACGACCAAGCAGTTGAATTTATTGAAGCCAGAATGTTCCCAGGTTCTACTACTGGACTTCAGTAGATGAAAATAACTAAATTCCTCAATATTGATATAGAACCTGCACCTCCAGAAATGGAATTACAAATTGAAATGCAATGTAGAGAGATTATGCAAGCTAATGATCTAGATAACGTAAAAAGATATTGTACACATTTGCTTAGAAAAAAATTTGATCAAGATGTTTTTATGGCCTCGTTATTAAATAGACTTATAGAAATGGAATCTGATCGAGTAATTAAAGAAATTAGAAAAGAAAAAAGAAAACCTACTAATCCGATAAAGAAGTTCTTTCGTATTCGTTAAGTTCTTCATCAGTAAAATCTCTAATTAATAATTTATCAATCTTGTCAATTTCATAATTGTATTTAAGTATTGCAGTTCTTATATGTTCTTTAACCCAACGACCTTCTTCATAAACTACTTGTGCTTTACCATTTTCTTTTATAAAAACATAATGATCCATTCCCTTCATTTGTATTTCTAGAAAGTTCTTTTCTAAATTTTTACGTCTTATTTCCTTAAGTTTGCGTAACTTTAAAATAGACTTTTTTACTGGTGTCATTTTTTTAATATAAGGCATAGTCAAAAACATATGCCTTTTGTAAATAATTTAAAACAGACCTTGTGAGCTAGAAACGTTTTCTATTTTCTGTGGATTGATTTGACCAAAAAATCCGTTCCCGTCATCTGATTCCAACGCTTTAGCGTTGATATATATACCTTCAGTTTTAACTGTGCCTTTTTCTTTTCCAAGATAAACTGAACCTCCAGCAGTTTTTGTATTTACTAAATTTTGAAAGTGATCCATCAGATGTGTAACTGATTCTGTTGGAATAAACAAACTTAGTTGAGGACCAAATCTACCATCATTGACAGTAAATTTAACAGGTAATGGAAGTGCTGGATTAAATTCTTGTTGTTGGTTAGCCATTGAAATAATTTTGTAAAACGTTTTTAATAAATTGATTGGGAGGAACATTATTGTCTTTGCAATAAGTTCTTATTTGTTTTGCAAGAAGATCATCAGTTCTGATAGAAAAGATGTTTCTGTTGTAATCTTTATGGCGATCTTGCTTGCGTTCTTGAAGTTGACTTAGAACTTGTTTCCCTGCAAATTCTGCTTCGTCTTGAGTCATAGAGTTGAATCAATTTCATTTATTAGAAGTGTAAGGGCTTTTCCTTGTTCAGCCGTTCTTATGTCATCAGGACCAATGCCTTCTTGTTCAATATCAAACATCTTCATAAATTTCTTTATTACAGAATTTTTTTTATCAGGATATTGTTTTGTAAGATTTATCATCTTAGCCACTACAGTTTTAAGAGCAGGTTGAGATATAGGCTTACCATAGTCCTTATCTTTTATAGATTCAACAGGCTCTCCTTTGTCATTAGGTTTGTTGGGAGTTCTTTTTATACGATCTTCTTTTTCTGGTAAAGCTTCTTCTTTCTTTGCATCCTCTATTTCAATCTGTGCCCATAATTCATAAGCTAGACCAAAGGTAAAACAAGCACAGGCACAAAGACACCTACGATGTGAATTTTGAAAGTTAACGGAAGAAATCGTTTTTAAAGGTCTGTTTGTGTTATCTGTAATAGCAAAAGGAAAAAGAGTAGTTTTGATACTTGTATCAATATGTTCAAAATATCCCATAAGAAATCCTGATCCATCGGGAGCTTGAAAAATATAAGATGATATACCTTCTTCAGAAGTGGATTTATCAAGACAGAATTGCCAGCCTGGAGCGTGTTCTCTAAGTATTTGTGCAGTTTTAGCCCAAGCAACATAATCAAACTTCATCTTTTTATAGATGTCAGTGGTTTTGATTACCCCAGCTAAATTAGGCAGAGTTGTGGTGGTCATGTTTAATTAGATTAGTAAACTAATAGTATACTAATCACAAATGGAGGATATTGCAATATATGCTCCTGGTAATTCATTTTTATTTATATATCTCTTCTTTGTATTTAGTTCAACAACAAGAGAATCATCCTCTAACACACTTCCACCTGCACTTACAGACAATCCATCTAAAGTAGACCTAGAAAGCTTATCAATGTCTCCATTACCTCTACTGACGCAATATTTAGGTGCTGAAGGTTTTAATACATCTGCATTCTTTCCTGTCCCATAATGTGACTTAGGTCTGGGAAAAACAAATTCTATTTCTGCCTTTACAGGTAAGTTCAATGCTCCTGATGAATAACATTCAAGAGCAGCTTCTTTTACATCAGTTCTCCAAGGTTTTACCTTCTTGGATGCTTCAATCATCGCACCCCAACGTGTAAGGGTTTTAGATCCTTGAGGAGCAGGAATTCCTACTACCCTTATTGTTATTTCATTCATACTGTTTGTTGTAAATAAACCTCTAACATTTTATTTATTTTATTTAATTTATTTTTTAATATTTTCAAATTCTTTTCTCTTTTCTTTACCCAAGTCATTGCATATCTCTTATTTGAATCTACGCTAGTTGTCATATAAAATTGTTTTTTGTCTTTATAAGCATTATCAAAACCTAACCATATCTGTTTATAGTTATGTTTTTCTTTTTTAAATTCTATTTGTCTTTTTAATTCTTTTTCAACAGTTTTTATTTCTCTTCTTAAATTATCAAGAGTAATTAACAATGGGTCGATTTCTTCTTTTCTAATTTTTAATCCATCAGAAGAACCATACCATCTATCATTTGGTATTTGAATTTCTGACAAGGTTATAGCAGTTTTATCTGTCATTAGATAGTATTAGATTGAAAGTTAAGGGAGGGCATAAAGCCCTCTTTTTTTTATAAATGTTTTTCTAGCAGTTCTTTCTGCTCATGTAAGTTTTCTAATTTTTTCTTTGCTAACTCTTGTTTTGTCTGCCAAATTGGTTTATCAAGATTTGCTGCTACACAAATTTGATCAACTATGCGTTCATTAATTCTATGAGTTAATTTCTTAATAGTGTTTGAATTTTTATATTCTTGATCATGAATAATATGCATATTTCTACCAAGATCTTGAGCAATATTTTGTAATTCTAGAGGCTTATTTTCATAAATATCAGTTAATTTATTTTTGTTTTCATCACATAGACGATAAGTCTTATACCAACCTGTTTTTGCTCTATTAAAATAATCTTTTTTATTTGATTCTTTATGACTTGGTATATATTGCATAACTAAGTTTGCAAATAAATCTGACCATTGATTTTTTTTGACGTTAAAACGATTATCAATGATTTGTTCTGCGTCATCAGTTGAAATACCAGCAGTTGTTAAAGAAAAAGAAGTTAATTCCATTCTTGATTGTTTTCTACATTGAGCACCATTAGATAAAACCATAGCCATCTCAAATTCAAAATTATTTGATACAACGGTTTTATCAACCCAAATTTTTTGTTTCATAATATCTTCCCATTCAACATTAGAAGCTGCACAAAGCATTTGTAGAGCATAGTTTCTATGCCTTCCGCTTCCATTAGCAGGATTTTCAAATTGACCTGAATTACTTTTAAAAAGAATAATTCTTGGGGGAATAACAAGCTTATTAATAATATCCATATCAGGTATTTTTTTATGCTTTAAAAAACCATAATTACCAAAAAACAATTTTTCAATTGCTTTATAATCTATTTGCTGCTCACCAGGATCATTCATTTTAATCTCTGATAGCTGTCTCATAGTCATATAAGAATGTTGATGACTATTTGTTGGTTCACATTGAACTACTGTTCTAAATAAATCATCACTACTTTTACAAGCATCATATATGCGAGATTTTTGCAAAGGTCTGATTTCTTTTTTTATATCTTCTACAAGTGTGCAGAGATTTTTATCGTCACGAAAATCGTAACAGTTAGTATTTGTCATGATAGATTGAAAGTTAAGGAAAGTTAGAGCCAAGTTAGACCTAACTTTTTTATTATACAGATATAGCATATATATGCAACAAAGCTAAAGATTTCACGAAATTTATTTTTCAAGTGTTCTTATTCTTTGTTTGATATTCCAATCTTTTACTATGTATTCTTTAAGAGTCAATTTTTTTTGATACCACAACCATTCATTATCTGCCTGTTCCTTCCATAATTTTTTTATTAAATACTTTTTTCTTTCTTCCAATTCTTTATAAAAACATTTCATAAATTAACACCCCATTTCCTTCTTAGCTTAGAATTTAGTTGCTTTCTTTTTTGTCTTTTCAAACTTAGATAAGTGTCATTCAATTCATCAATCAAGTGACTAAAATCTCCTTGTGATGACATTTCTAATGACCTTTCAAAGTTAACAATTGAAGCTTTAATAAGCTCTAAGTCTCTACCTGAGACATCAAGTATATATCTCATCTTTTAGTCCACTCCGAGATAAGTTTTCTTAGCTCCTCAATACGTTTCTGAGCAGCTTCTATTCTCTCTTTTTTTGTCATTGTACTATTGCTTCAAATGATCTTACAAATTTCAAAACATCACCTAGCTGATCAGAAGGAATAAAACCCCATACACCCTGTTTTTGTAAACTTCTATCTACTTTTAAAAATGTTTTTAAAAGTTTATAGTGATCAATTAATTCTTTTAATTCTTCATCTGTCATTCAAAACACCACCTGTTTAGCTTCAAACTTTTCCCATGCTTCCTGCCATGCATCTTTACATCTCTGCACAGGTTGATCTTCGTTCAACATACATTTCCTCTTATATGCCCAGATAGTATTACAGATATCTGGCTCTATATCACAATTTAGTTTCAACATTTCGATGTAGCAACCTAATTGTTTATCTGTTTTGTAAGGTTCTGTCCAACCTGTACGCTTTTTAAAATCATATGTTGTATTGCCTTTAGTTTTAAGGTCAATTAATCTGATCTTCTTAGCTTTAGTGTCATAACCAATAAGATCAAGTTGACCACCAACATCTTTGATAGGGTTAGACATCATATATTCAACACCCATAGGTTCAAAATGTGTGAACAGTTCAAGTTTAAACAATGGGATAGCCCATTCTTCATATTCACCCATATCGATATCATCACTACCTAACATCTTCTGTTCTAAGCAGTAATGAACAGTTTCTCCTCTTGGTTGCCAGATATGTCTTGTATGTTCAATGTTTTCTTTTGCTTTCTCATCTAGTTCATTACAAACCTGAGTAGTTGAATACTTCAACCATTTATTAGATTTTTCACAAAAGTATTTGTGTTCACGTTCACTTCTGAAGACAGGAAGTTTAGGAAGTTTTTGAATAGTTTTCATGTTTAATTAAAAAAATGTTGGATAGTCTTTGGGGTTGATTACTTCTACTTTTTCTTCTGGTGGAGGTGGGATAGGTTCTTTTAACCTAGCAAGGTTTTTATATTCGACACCTTGATAACCTTGAGGGAAAGCTGGGTTGCCTTTGCAGTTGTTTACTACTTCTGTCCAACCTGGGGGAGGTGTATCTAAATCTTTGAGAGTAAACTTACCTCTTTTTATTGCATCTTTAAGAGTTTTGATAACAGATACGTCAAATAGTTTTTCCATTATCCAAACCCCTTTCTTTTTTCTCTTCTGAAGTCATCTTCCAAATCCATCCTTGCTTTCATATTTGCCTGTTGTTCAGGTGTGTATTCAGACAATATTTCCATTCGAGTTTCATAATCAAAATTCCTTAACAACCAAGGTTCTTTAAATAATAATCTTCTTTGTTCCTCTGCTGCTGCATAATAAAAACCTTTGCGTTCTTCATGGCTACAAGATAATAATTTATCTCTAAGATCTTTATCAGTTTCTTTTTTTGCAACTTCCAAATAATGTTTATATTCTTGCATTGATTCCATTACAAAAATTCCAGCTTGATCTTTAGGTAAACTTACAAACTGATCTTTCCAACCTTTTGGTTGACTTGTAATAAAATTATCAATCTCTTCAAGTTCTCTTTTACCCTGAGCATCGGCTTCCTCCCAAGCTTTTCTAAGTTCTTTGTTGCCGTTGAATAAATAATCTTTCATGATTGAAAACCTCCTTTAGCTGTAAATACTCTTGATGCTGGGTGATTATTTTTTGGTTCTTCTGTAAATTTAGATTGCTTTACTTCATAAATATCTCTCCATCCACCCGCTATTGCCTTCTCTAAGGCTGTCTTTTTAGCTTGAGGTGTGAATTTACGCAACTTATCAAATATCCTGTTAGAGACGCTTGTAGAGCAAGTTCCTTTATTTCGATGCCTTATAGCCCACCATTCAACAATCAGATCAGCATACTCCTTAAGATCACCTGGAATCATATTTGGAGAGATTACTGAAGAAGCAAAAGGATCTGATCCATTTGTCAGTTCTTTTGGTTTTACCTTTTTCTCCTTTCTTCTCATCTCCTGTCTGAGAATAATTCGGATGTATTGAGTTTTTTTAAGTTCTTCGCCTTTATTCTTCTCTAAAAAGTCGTCTAACTCTTTATCAAGATAAACAGCTACTTTAATTTTATCTGACATTGGATACTTAGTGTACATTTTAGACACTAAAGGTATATTTATTATTTGTCAAGC